GTTGCACCGCTACCTACAGCAGCACCGTTCAGAAGTTCTGCAACAGCAACACCTTTACATACAGAAAGGATGCTATTGTGCTCGTCTTGCGCTTTGGTTTCGCCAAAATCTCGTCCAATTTTCTTCAGCGCGTCTTCCCGGGAAACAACTTGCTGCATGTTAACCTTGGTAGCGCCATGCGTACGAACAGTCTTGATATATCGCAGGTAATCAGAGCTGATATCAGTCGGAGTACCATCGGTCGAGTCCGTCAGGGATGCTACGTTGATGTTGGCATTTAACGGCTGATACCAGCGCATCTGACCGACAAAGGTCTCAGTATCAGTGTCAATATTAGGGTTAGGGCTAGTAATACCGGTGCCTGAAAGCTTTCGGGCTTCAGTATAAGCTTCATCAGAGTAAGCGCCGAGTGTGGCCTGTAGGACATACTTATCTACGCCGGCAATATTATCTTGTGCACTCATTTAAGTTCCTTAAATTATTTTAGTTTTCCCTCCCTGGCAAGCTTAAAGGCTTCTGACATGGGTCTGTCTAATAGTCTTGTAGGCTTATCAGTAGGAGGACTAGGTATTGGTGAATTTCCGCCAGTCCCAGAGGATACAGGTTTCTTAAAAAGGAAAGAGTTAGAGTCATCTTCAGCATAAGACTTTGCGAAGTCTTCAAGGGCAGTTCCTGACTTATGGACCCACTCACCCTCTTCATTCTGAAGGAGTTCTTTAGTAATTTCGTCTGCTGCCATCTTTCGTGCTTTGTCAGATTTGAAGGTAAGGCTCGATAATGTATCGTTTACACGATTATCTCTTGTAAGCTCTACATTCTTCCTTTCAAGGGCTTCGAGTTTACTTTTCATGTCCTGCATTTCAGACTCGTAAGCTTCCTTATGTTTTCCTTCATCTTTCAAACGTTTGATCTCAGCAGCTCTTTCTTTTTCCTTGTAATCATTAAGTTGACTTTCAAGCGCTTTCTTTTCATCGTAAACCTTGTCGAGGTTACTTTTCATGTTTTTAAGCGCATCCGCTATAAGCGTATCAACTTCATTCTTTGAGTATCCTTGAGAACCGTCGTCAGTATCAGACGGAGGCGGCTTTGGAGCTTGTTCTTCGTTATCTATGTTATCGCCGGAGTCATCGATACCCGGCGTTTCTGTATCTGTACTTACATTTTCAACAGTCATTTAAAGTTCCTTTGAGTACGACTCAAGATGAGGACGAGGCACGGCCTCTAAAATATTTTAGAATTACAAACTCTAATGTATAAGGGGTTAATTTAACTTAACCCACTCCATACCAATAATAATTACTAGAAAAATCATCATCCACGTTTTCTAAAACATCTTCAATAGTAAGTATGTCTTCTTTGGTCAAAACTTTTCCCGCAACTTTCGATCTCCCCGCGACTGGAATTAACCCTAATTCAATTGCTTCATTTCGATATTTATCGTATAATTTTTTCGGAAAACCTCTTTTTAACATCTCCTTTAGAGTCTCTTCTATTACATTTGTTTTCATTACTTGAGCATATATGTCTTTAAGAGCTTTTCTGGCTTTTAACATATTCCCTACGTTAGTAAAGAAAGCATCATGGATTGTAGATGTAAGGACTTTAGCCTTACGACCCCATTGATGAAACCTTTTGACAATAACAGCATCATTGCTGTGATTCCCATTTACTGCGTAAGCTGTTCTAGCCCTTGTAACGTCAGCTATGTCAAATATTTTACCTGACTTGTTTATAAATTGCTCCCACCAAGTTGCTTCTGTTCTTTGCGGAATATTCAATATATTTACCACCCAGTTTCCGTCAGAATCTCTATAAGCAAGCCTTTGTTGAAACTTTTGGGTGAAAGATTGCTCTAATACCTTTTTATCGAAGTTAACCCATGGCACTGTTGTCCATGTTGTAGGGAGCTTATTTGCATAAAAAAGTTCAACTTCTGCTAGCGTTTTCACTTGAAAAGGCTCTAACTTGAAGTATTTAGCGCCTGAGCGCCTAGTAGTTGGCAACTCAGTACCTCTTATAATATCGTCAAGCGTGCTATTAGGCGCCCATAGCCCTAATTTTCTAATAAAGGTTTCACTAACAGGTGCCTTGGGAGGCAACCCTAGCAATTCATTTACGCGATCTGGTAATACTACTTGTTTTCCTCTCTTACCAGTAAGACTTATCTTCGCTATAGACTTCCAATCCATATAAGATTTAGAAGGCTTAGCATTAGCAAGAAAATCTGCGCCTAGCCTACCGAAGTATCTAGTGAAATCTTTTAGAATAGGCACTCTCTCAGCAAGATGGTCGCTCATGATACGGGCAATACCCGAGAAGTCTTCTGGAGTAACTACACGCTCATAATTCTTAGACATCTTTTCTAAAACTTCTCTAGTGCCTGCATCGATAAAATAAAGCTCTTCCATCAGCTCGTCGCCGGGAGCAAGACCTTTATTGAATATGTCTTTAACTTCTTTTCGAAGGCCCATAAGCTCATCAAAGGTCTCTGTATCGAAATCTTTATAACGAGCCGCTCTTGCAGATATTTGGTCCAGTACGGCGTCCCTGTCTGTAGCCTTCACAACAAGAACATCACTGTCTAAATCTAATATCTTAGCCAGCTTGCCTTCAACATTCAATGCACCAGTTCTCTGGCCAGCCCCATATAGAGTCACCATATTCTGTGCTTTAGATGCTTTCCTGAGATCTTTTTCAGTCAATCCAAGTTTCGCATTAATCTTCTTGAATCGAGGGTCGTTGAAAGTCTCAGCTGCGATAATGTCATAAAGACGCTGCTTCTGTTCCGTGTTAACAACATTAGAGAGTTCAGCTAATTGTTTATTACGAGTAGTAAGAGCAATAATCTGCGCGCCTGACGAAGATGCATCTTGCTCTAGTGCTAGTGCTGTTTTATAATTATTAAGAGATGACATGTTATAATTATTTTCTCGTAGATAATCATCAATTTTAGACAGTTCAATTGCAAACCTAAAAAACTTTGCTTGTTCTTCAGGATCGATCTCTAACACTAGTTTATTAGTGAGAATATCGCGAATATCCTGAGGCTTATTACGGCGCATCTTATTACCAATTTCTATCATCTCTTTGCGATATTTTTCAGCAATCTTTTGTCGGCCTAAAACAGAAAGGCTATTATAGCGGCCTTCGAGCTTGTCACTTAGTCCTCCTAAAAAACTACCTATTTGGTCATTAATGTTCTTATAGCCATTTATGCCGAGTATTTCACTTTGAGCCGTATTTAAAAAAGGTCTAAACGCTTCACCAGATTGTGGTCCAATGAATCCACGATCGTATATCCTAGCCCTATGATCAACAAACGGGTGGTTAGAAAAATCATAGTCATTATTCCTAAGCCATTCCATTGATTTGAATCGCTCATAAGTGTCTCCTCTAGATGCAATAAAGGAACGATACCCATTTAGATTGTCGAAGAATTCAGCACGTCCTTTATCGTCTTTAAAATTCATTAATTTCGTGATGAAATCAAAGAAATCTTCATCGATCTTATATTTAGCTTGCGAAGCCCAATTGAGAGCATCTACAAACTCGCCGTCGATAAAGCTTTCAGGAAAAGTGCTAAAACTACTACTGGAGGTAATAGGGATACGAGTATCATAATAAATACCCGGTGCTTCTCTGACAAAGTATGTCTTATGTCCTTTTCTAAAGTATAATCTTTGTTTCTCATTTATAACACCTACTCTAAGACCTACTTCAACTTTACGTGTTAACTGTGCGTAATTTTGAACACGAGGGTCTACAATTCTCAAGTTGTAAGAGAGAGTATCGTAGTAAGGCCCGAAGTAACGACCGCTCATACGAGACTTCATACGTCTTTTTTGAACACCGAATGTTTCAAGCTTAAATATTTTCTTGGCATTCTTTGCGTCTAAGAGACGTAATCCTAAAGTATACCATTCATTACGGCTACCATTATAATTCGCGAGATTATAAATATCACGGCCTAAAGCTACTGCGAATTGATCTCTGTCAGGAGAGTCAGCAAGAGATAATCTGTTAGCAAATTTCAAATAAAACTGTTGTAAGTCTTTTTCTGAAAGTCTACTGCGCAACTTACGCGGAATTCTATAATCAAATATAGTACGTAACTCCCTTGCAATTTTAGGAGCTACTCTGGACTCCCACGCATTCTTAGCCCTGATATTACTTATAAAATTTGTCGCAAGATCATCTAGCTGTACTTCGCCAAGAACTGGATCTATATAATTGGATATCTTGAGCCTTTTCAAAGGATCTAATTGGGATCTTAGAGATGTCTCGATCGCGTCAGACACGTTCATCACATCGAACTTCATCTGATTATTTAAAACAGCTTTAAAATTGACCCAGGGCTCGTTTTGGTTCCTATACCTTGTAAATATTATCCTTAGATTATCGACTACAACAGCTCTTTGGTTGACACCGAATGTACCTGCAAGCCTAGTGCTTATATCAGATATAAACTCTTTGTCTCTAGGTTTTAGTACATCAGACTCTCGCATAAGCTTTAAGTTATTGTTCAAAACCTGAGGCTGCGGTTGATACACCCTTGCGTCTTCATAACGTTTAGTGATAGGATTAAATACCATTTGATCTTCTCTAGGAGGACTTTTAAGTACCCTATTTTTATTCGCTCGTTTTGACCCTATTATAATACCTCTATAATTTACGAGAGATAAAGTTCCATCAAGTTCCGTAGCCTGTAACTTATAGTATTGCACAAGATTAGAGGCCAATTCTTTACTTGAGAGTAAATCGTCAGGCGATGTCGCCCCTAATTGCAGCTGATCGAGCTTATTTTTGGCAGCAGCGAAGCCATGCGTGGTTTGTTCCGGTGTATACTTTTGTGCAGTCAATCTGGCGAGATCTCTAATGCCAATAGCCTTCCCATCAGGGTTGAGAAAACTTTTCGCTTCGAACTTACCGCTATTGAATGTGGATACAGCCTTACTGGAGCCTAAATGCTTTAATTGAATATCTCGAGGCTGCCTAAAGAGCCATTGGCTATAAGTCTCTTGCTTAGGTATTAACCCGTCATAGTAAGCTTTTTGCTTATCTGTAAGCTTAGCTAGATTCCTCTTTCTAATATGGGCTAATCCTTCTAGCTTAGTAAGATCATTCCATGATTTGAAGACTGGACTTGTTACAGACCTACAATTCCAATGAGCTGGCGGTAAGTATTCTCGCTGGTCTACATCGTATACTGTTCCATCACGATGCCTACAAATAGCCGTCGTAGCGCCGTCTATGATAGCCACATACTGCCACCCTCGGATCGCATCTTTGTTAGCCTCATAGACCCTATGGTCGGCCTGAGAATGCACAGAGGTGGTCGCTGTAGTGACCAGAGCCATAGACTGATTTCGTGATATTTTATGTATACGTCCCTTACGAACCTCTATTGCGAGTTCTTGTGGCGTCTTACCCTGAGCTATTCCACGTCTTATGAGCTGAGAGATACGCTTTCTTTCGCTTTGCTCAATACCGCGCCAACCATTAGCAAGCGTATTGTTTTTATACAAAGGATCTTTTAGAACAATATCCTCGGAGACACGCCGCAGAGGTCGCTGTGTACGCCAAATTTTCCCTACTTTATTCTCAATATTTTGATAAGCAAAAGAAATTTGATTACTAGCTAAATCCACAAAAGTTCTCTTTGAGAGCTTGAAAGTATCACCGTAAGTTTTACGTAATTGAATATCTACTGCCTTCTGTAAACGTTTAAAACCTGCATTAGATAAATTGGCGTCTTCTACAAGTTTTGCTATTTTTACTTTATGACCATCAATTACCACTGACACTTTATCGCTAATACGTTTTTCGTATAGCCGTACCATTGCTGCTCTATCAACAACACTGTCGAAGAGCGAAGTGTTCAGATTAATCATTTGTTTTCCTTACATTTGATCGGCAAAATCACCTGTCGGTTCAGGTACTTTAGTCAGTCCATCGCCATCTATTTCTTTCTTTGCTTCTTCATCGTCATAGTCCGAAGGGACCATATCATTCTGCTTGAGAATAAGAAGCCAAAGACTACGGGGAATGAGATTGTTTTCATACCATTCAGTGGCCAGCCTGAGCCAGTCAGCACCTAAAGGTATAGGGTTAAAGTCAGAAGATAGCTCAAACCCAATATCATCCGTATTAAGCTCAATATTATTGCGCCAACTAATCATTACAGCGATGATTTGCCTAAACGTATTGCTAGTCTTTAAGTTTAATGAGCCTAATTGAGCGTTTTGAGATGCATTCCGTATTTCTAGGGCGACACCAGATTGATTCACTTCTGGACTCAACATACGAATACCTAATTTTGCCATTTCTTCAATATTAGAGATGATAGCCTTCTCCATATCGCCTAGCGCTTCGGTCGGTGTCTTCAGGATATCTACTTTGTCTTCTCGGCCTATTTTAATCCAGCTGCCTAAGCCTCTCTCGACAATTTTATTGAAATCCTCGTCAGACATATCGCTTTGCAACACGGGTGTATATGTAGCAGCACCATAAAGAAGATGATTACGTCTACTAATTTTATTATAGAGAGCAGTTTCCTTATCTACAAGAACAGATAAAATAGGGTTCTTAGGTGCTATATTCCCATTTAAAGGCCAAGCAGGTATATAAGTTATTCTTTTACCGTTTACTCTATAATCTATTTTTTCTCGCACTTCTTCAAAATCATTTGTTTTTTGATTTCGAGTGGTTCTTCTTTGGCCAGTGACTACAGGGACTTGTGCCGCTTCTGTCCTACGCTGGTATTTACGAATATTGTAATAGCCTTCTTCATCTAATTCATGCACCCATACTGTTTCTTTTAACGCAGGGTGGAATTTATTTTCATCATCAAAGACCTCTTCGTAACCTTTTACGATAACAGAAACTAAACAGCGTTCTTTCTTTTTGTTTACGCCTACACGCCAATTTATGACAGTTTCAGCGGGCCAAATAACAGGATAAGGGCGTACACTTTCCTCGTCATCGTCATCACTGACATTAGGGAAATCTAAATAAATCCAAGAACGACTAGTTTGAAACTCTTCCCATAATATCTCGTCAAGAAACGCTGTTAAGGGCTTATCATCTTCAGAAAAATGATTTAATATCCAATTCTCAGTGTCATCAGGAATACTATCAGGAAGCTCTAAAGTAGGCTTCTTTCGAAGAAGCCCTCCTATCATCATCTTAGTAAATTCAGCAACAATCCCCGGTAATTCTGCTTCACATCTATAAAGAGCATACTGCTGATGTGTCATAGAAGGCGAAAAAGGAATTAAAAGATTTAAATTGTTCTCTTTATCCAATGACGCATCAAAAGCTTTCGTCGCCTGTTCACCACCACAAATAGCTCTATTCCGTTTCCAAATATGGTATAACGAATCGTATTCAGCGTTGGGGTCTGAAACCTTTCTTGTGTCGTCTACAGCATTGGAAACTGTCATAGTTAACCTCTCAGAGCTGCGTTAAACTCTTTCATTGTACCTTCGAAATTACGACCAGTAACGCTATGACGCCCATGGACAGTACCTTCTTCGCCAGCCGTTAGTATCCATGCGCTTGGCACTCTTTCATCCATAGTGAAGGTTGATTTCGGAGGATTCTGAGGAGTATTAGCAGAAGCCTTTTCCGAAGATTCTGCTTTTTCTGTACTTAGTGTTTTCATTGTAGATCCTTAAGTTTAGTTTCAGAAATTTGTATCCCTACAATTGTTTCAGTATTGTCTGGGAATTTCAAGTAAAA